GGAAACTCTTCATTTCCGGTTCCACGAGCAAAAGGAGCAGTAGTTGTTTTTCCATCATTTTTATTACACAGAGTTACTCCTTTAACTTCAGGACTTAGAAGAAGCTTAGTATTGTGGGCAGGTGGGGAACCATATAAATAATTAATATTTATTATATATGGCGTTAAGACATTCCCCTTTAGTTGTGACAAATGGATTAGTAATGTATTTAGATGCAGCTAATCCAAGATCCTATCCGGGGTCTGGTGCTACATGGGTTGATATTTCACAGAATGGAAATAATTTTTCACTAGTTAATGGACCTACTTTTAACCCAGCTAACGATGGTTCAATTGTATTTGATGGAGTAGATGATTATAGCATAAATGCTAATTTTAAATATTCACCATTTACATACGACATTTATTTTAAAGGTGGGTCTGGTTATATTTCTAGATTGTTTGGGTACGGTTGGGGGTTATATGTTAACAGCCCTGGTCAGTTAGCAGTTTGGGTAGATACCAACACTTCACACCGATCAACGACCACAAACATAGCTTACGACAGTAACTTAATTACTAATATTTCAATAGCATTTGCAAATAATGCCTTTAGTTTATATAAGAACGGTACTTTTCTCCAGACAGTTACTACCCCTGGATCTTCGGTGTATAGTACAACTACACAATTTACAATAGGTGCAGACACTATAGCAAGTAGCCTTTTTACCGGAAACATTTATCTAGCAAAGATGTATAATAGAGCATTATCAGCTGCTGAAATTACACAAAATTTTAACGCTTTAAGATCAAGATTCGGAATATAATGGCTTTAAATTACTCACCTCAAATAATAACAAATGGATTAGTTGCATCTCTTGATTCAGGAGATATAAACTCATACCCCGGATCAGGAACTACTTGGTACGACTTAAGTGGTAATGGAAATCATGCTACAATGTATAACATGAATTCACCATCTGCCGGAAATACTTCCGGATATGATACAACAACTAAGTATATGATGTTTGATCGTCATTTAGGAGGTAGTGATGGTGCTGTAAACAACGTAGTGATAATTCCAAATTCTGTTACTACACAGGGAGTTTTATGTCAAAGTGGAATGACTATAGATATGTGGTTTAGAGAAACAGGAACAGTCTGTACTGCTTTTACCAAATGGGATGGTTCTTGGGAATTATATTATTGTAATACAATGGTATTCAGAACACAAGGAACTGGAGGTAATGACGGAGCATCAAGTATTGGATCTTCCCCAGGAACTTGGAGGAATATTGTTGCTACTCACGATGGAACTACCCGTAGATTAACAGTTAATAATACTGTTGTTTTAAACGATGTTAATATAATTACTGGACAAAATTCAACAAATCCTATCGCAATAGGAGCATATGCTAGTGGTATTTACGCTTCCTACGGAGCTATACCTATCTACAGAATATACAATAGAGCATTAAGCCCTGCAGAAATTACTAGTAACTACAACGCACAAAAATCAAGATTTGGACTATAATGGGATTATCAGCAGGATCAAATAGCGCAACTTTAGGACTCGTATTTGCATACGATGTTGGAGACATTGTAAATTCTTACATTGGAGAGCCAACTACAAATTTAATTCCGTCCCCGGAAGTAAATGCTTATCCTACTGCCGCTAATAGTTGGTGTACTTATAATACAAACCAATACTGTGGAAGTAATGGTTGTGGTAATTTCTGGCCTATCCCAGCAATTGCTAATGTTTCTAACAATATAGTAACTACAGTAAGTGCTCACCCGATAAGATCATTTGATGTTCTTAGACCCCAAACAACTGGAGGAGGACTAGTAGCAGATACCGACTATTTGATGAAAAAAATATCAGATACTCAATTTAGTGTACATGTTTATAATTCATCACAAAATGGAAGTCAAGGATATATTAATCCATTAACCGGAGGATTTAAAGTACATGATAGCTATTGGTTAGATCAAAGAGTATCAATCAATGCTAGTAGTTTTCCTACAATGTGGTGGGGTGCTCCTCACCTACCAAACTCAGCATTAGTAAAAGAGGCAATAGCTGAAGGATTTGATTTATATCCTTCAAGAAAAACTGATTGTCTAAGATTACATTATTTTAGAACCGACGGAGTAGCAGATGGAATGGCATACTGTGTAGATGCTTCTACAGTGTCTAGTTCTATATTTAATGTATCTTTCTGGACAAAATCAAACACACCAACTGCAGTAGGTAAAAGTGTTTCTTTTCAAAACTACAATTATGGAACATACCCAGGGTATGGTTATTTTGGGTTTGGTTTTAGTTTAGGCCCTCAGGATGTTTGGCAAAGACAATCCTACAGTTTTACAGCTACTCATACAGCTATTATTTCATATTGGTTTGGTGAAGCACCAGGATCAACTAGTCCTTATAGTTTTGATTTAGCAAATATACTAGTAGAACAGAAAGATCACCCAACTCAATTTGTAGCAGGAACAAGATCAGTAACACAAGGATTATTACCGTTAACAGGATCCTCTATAAATCTAACAGACGTATCTTTCAACTCTAGTGCTCAAATGATATTTGATGGAACTAATGATAAGATATTCTCAAACCCTGTACTAGCTTCAGGAGCAAGCCAGTACACTATCGAAGCTGTTTTTAAAGCTAACTCAATAAAAACTCAAGTAGTTTGGGAACAAAATTCCTCAACTGTTGTGCAAAATGAAAGAGCATGTATGATTTTATTGGATAATGGGTTGGGAGGTTTTAATGGACAAGGTAATGATTTCCATAGTATTATTCCCTACACAACCGGGGTTTGGTACCACTGGGTTATAGTAGTTGATAAATTCAGAACAACCAACACTATAAAATTATATAATAACGGAACGTTGTACTCAGAAGGTAATCCTAGTAATGGTGCTGTAAATTTAAATGTAGGAAACTACGCATCAGCTGTTGGATATAAACTAAACGCTAACAGTGAATACTTTGACGGACAAATCCCCATAGTACGTGTATATAATAGATGTTTAACACCGTCTGAAATTAAAGAAAATTACAACGGATATAAAATAAGATTTAATTTAGCATAATGGCAGTAGGACAAGGATTTAGTAAAGTAGCAACAAGCGGTTCAGTATTTCATTACGATACTGGTGATGTAATTAATTCATTTAAGGGAAAACCAACAACAAATCTATTATTAGATATAGGGTATACATACGGTACTCAGAATCAACCGTACTTTAAATCAAGTTATGGAACCGAATATGATATTATACCAGGGCTTGGAGGACCGGTATTAGTAAACTACTGTAATTTTTTCAATGATTATCCTGGAGGATCAGGGGCATGTTGTCCTAGCGTTTTCTACTTCGGGAATTTCACCGTTAGCCCAAGCACAATTTACACCTATCAGCTAATTTATAAAACACCAGATGGATATGCTAATGCAAACTACATGTACCATTATGAGTTCGGACCCGGTGGATATGTTACAGAGTATGGATTGTGGAGTGATACTCGAACCCAAGACTTAGGAAATGGATGGGTTCATGCCTGGGGAACTTTTACAAGTAATGCAGCTACAAACTATTTTCAAACTTACTTATTTCACTACCAATATACACAAACTAAGATACAGATTGCAGGTGTGATGTTAACACAAGGAGATGTTATAATACCTCCTAGACAGTTTATTTCTGTAAATACTACTAGATCAAACACCCAAGGACTATTAGATTTAACAAGTAACTACACCGTTAATTTAGCCAACATATCTTTTAACTCATTAGGAATGTTAGCATTTGATGGTACAAACGATTACATAAATATTTCACCTTTTAGCTTAAATCCGAATACAAATGGATTTACATACGAAACTATACTTAATTCTGCAATAACAAACCCAAGCTACAGTACTTGGAAAAATCTAGTGGGTATGGGAGGCGGCTCAAACGTTTATGGAATTTTAGTAGAAGCTGAT